CGAGAGGTCGGCCCGCGAGAGGTTGGCCCCCGAGAGGTTGGCCCGCGAGTTGACCGCCGCCTCCACAGCCAGTTTCAGCGTGTCCGTCTCCATTGAGAACAGAGTCGCCCCACCCCACCGATGCTTGATCTCAAATTTCACGAGCCACCTCCCGATTCCTGTTCACGTCTCCACATCGAAGGGGGCCGGAGGATGCGCCGATGTATCACTGCACGATTCAATACACCCGCGCAGGTGCGAATCGGGCATTCTCATCACAGGCGCGCTGACCCTGCGCCTCTCCTCCGGCCCCACATCAGCGGCCACGTCCGGCGACTTGCGCTCCCGACTCTCTGGCAAGCGCGCACTCATCGGGAGGTGGGCCTGACCACATTCCCGGACGTGACCACATCATCTAGCCGTCGCCGTCGCCGGAGCCGGAGCCGTCGCCGGAGCCGTAGCCGCAGCCGTCGCCGGAGCCGCAGCCGTCGCCGTAGCCGTCGCCGGAGCCGCAGCCGTCGCCGTAGCCGTCGCCGTAGCCGCAGCCGTCGCCGTAGCCGGAGCCGGAGCCGCAGCCGTCGCCGTAGCCGGAGCCGGAGCCGGAGCCGTCGCCGTAGCCGGAGCCGGAGCCGCAGCCGTCGCCGTAGCCGGAGCCTACGCCTTCCATACCGGCACCGCCGCGATGCTCTCCCACGCCGTCTGCGTCATGGTCAGGATTTCGACGGCCTCCAGCAGTTCAACCCGATCGACGGCGACCGGAAACTTGCAGTCCGATGGCCGCGAGGTGCCCTCTACCGCCATTTGCGACAGGCTGGCCGCGCCGTGCCAATACCACAGCCGCCGAGCGTTCCTCAGCACGACCTCCCGACCCTTACGGCTTTCCAACACCCCGGCGAATACGCCCGCCGAGTACGTCCTGACGATTACCTGACGACCCTTCGGTTTCATCTGACCTCCTTGCTCCTTCGCCTCATGCCTCTTTCCACCCCGTCCAGCTTCTTCTCTCCCACTAACAAAAATACTCGGTCATCGCGCCGGACGCCACAACCGGCCAGACGGTTTCGATTCTGTCCTCGCCGGTCGTCATGTTATCCCCGTTAGTTTCCCAAATTTCCACTTCGCAAACCACGACACGACCCGAATCCCATACACAGACCGCATATTTTTCCGTCTCGCGTCGTGCCGAACAAGATGAGACAACAACGGCCACCAAGTTTTATGCGCGGCACCAAACACCACCAGTACCAACTCAAAATTCTGCCTCACAAACTCCCGCCGGATTCGGCACCGTTCACGAAGTCCAGGATTCATGGGTCTATCCATCTGCCTCATGAACCACTACCTAGCGGCTGGCAGACTACACGCGGGCCATCAGCACCCGCAACCTCCAAGTGAAGCAACCCATCTCGCCGCCATCCGCTGACCGTCACTCGCTGACCCATGACTTTACCCTCCCTCTTTCCGTTCCCCGTGGCATCCTGACCACGGCCTAGCAATCGCTTCTCGCCGCCTAGCACGGTCACGACCGCGCCGCCGGGGGAATACTTTCGTCATCCTCCGACGGATGTTGCGCGCACCGCGTTTCTATGTACTCGTCGCCTCGGTTGTACTCGCATCCGCAAGGCAACACCTCCATTCTATGAATACGGGCTAGTAGCCGCTTCTCGCCTGGACAATCCAACTGGCAATACCCGCGCCCATCACAGGACGGACATTCAAACCGCTCCACCCCGCACAGGTCGCACGTATTTGTCGTTTCGTTCCAGCCGCACCGGTCGCCGCCGTGCCGCCGATGCTCCGCCGTCTCCGTCGTATCTCCTGCCGTGTTCATGTTCTCTCCCTTTGCCCTGCCCCCGACGCATCCACACGCCGGGACGTCACGACGCCACCGCCTGAACGACTGCCGCCGTTGTCCTTGCTCGCCATGCGACGTTGAACGGCAATTCCTTTCGGTAGCCCCGGCTGGTCATGGTGGTTCTCTCCAACCTCACCACCGGCCAGCCACCACGACCCGACCCGATTTTCCCGTAATGCCATTCCCCCCCTCCCCCGAACGGCGACGGCGCGTAATACTCCACCGCCGACCGAATGTCCAACCCCAACCCCCGAACCTCCGCCCACCGCGCCGCCAATTTCTGGTGGTACTCGTTGATCGCCACCTGGTACAGGGCTTGCGCTTCCGGCTTCACGTCTGCCTCATGCGCCGCACACCACCGGAATTCACGGGTGCCGTCCGGCTTCCAGATGTGATCTGCCGATGCCGTGCACTTCTGGCATGTCCGGCTCACGACGCCACCGCCGCCCGTACGATCTCCACCGCTTTAATTCTCATCTTCGTACCCTCCCTTGTCCGTCCGTCCCGCTCCGGCATCCGTCCAGAGTCCGTCACCGCGCCCTTACTCACAACACACCACCGATCCCGCGTCCCATGCTTCCACGGCCGGCCCTTGTGAACCACACACCCCACACCCGACCGGCTCACCGCGTCCCAACCCGTGCGCCTCATCGTAGGATTCCCAAAACAGCATACGGTCAGTGTCCGCGTTCCAGTCCACGCTCACGCGCTCCGCGAGGATGCGCTTCTCGCCGCCCAGCAGGTTCACAGCCCCGCCGCCTGCTTCACGGCTCCAGGCATGTCGCGGTATTCATCGTCCGCATACGCATACGCCTTGTGGAGCGCGTCCCCTTCCTCGCAGATCGGCGTCTTCGCGTTCGGGTATCCGCCGTCCTCCCACTCCCCACACGAGGCGCAGTCCAGCCCGTGAAACTCCGCGTTGTTCCACGCCGTCTCGCGCTCCGCCCAGACCCGCGCACACTCCAATTCCTTGATTAGTCCTCGTGTTCTCACCTGTTCACCCTCCCTGGTCCCTGCCTCCCGAGCATCCTCACTCAGGCACGGCACAAAAGAGGAAGGGGCTACGACGGAAGGATGACTGACACCAGACACAGGAAGGCATGTCGGGTTCTCCGCGTAGCCCCTAATCGGTCGTCCAGTAATCGGCGTCTGGTCAATCATCCTGTGCCAACTGTACATCATGTTCCCACGCTTGTCAAGCCCCCCATCAGCGACGGAAAACCAAAAACACTTTTCACGAGATTGTCAATATGCTTGTGTTGTCCCGCGTGATTTGATAAGGGATTTATATACTTGACACAACCACAATGACATGCTAGAGTGGTGGTATGAAACACCTAACCAAGACGAAAGACGAGAGGGATTACAAAGGGAAGTGTCCCCATAAGGCTGTACCCACAGCCAGACACGGCGCGACCCAAGCAGACGGCGCAAAACCAGACAGTTAGACCGCTTCCCGAAAGATGTATCTCAGCACTTTTTAACATAAACTTCATTATCGGATGTTGCATTAGAACGCACCAAGAGATACAAAATACTTCACATTTCTGCTATGGACGCTGGATCGCCCTTTATTTCACGTTTCAGCGCGTTCTACTTGCAACCCGTTTGCAGGTACGATAACCCTCCCCCTGTCGGAAACGAAGCGCGTTTTTACTTTTACATATTGATCTACGTCGTCACCTACACCCACCCCCCTTTTGAAAAGGACCCCTGGATTTTGGATTTTGGGTAGAAATCTGTTTGGGGCTGTTTTGTAGGGGTTGGGAACCTGGTACTAGGATTGCGTCTGGGGTACCGTGCGTGCCCTGTGGAGCGATTTTGGGGTGGTGGTGGTATCTGGCTACGTTCGTGCCTTCTGGCAGCATCTTTTGGCCTCTTGTTGCCTTGACTCTGTTTTGAGTACCCCGAGTTTGAATAACGAGGGGTGTAATTCTATGTTTTGTCACAAGGGGCGGTCTGGCATAACTATGCGTGGGTAGTAGAGGCTAAAGGCATGGTAGTAAAACGCCGTTATACGGGTATTTACTACCATACTGCCTTTATAAGCTTCGTGTGGAGCGAAAAGCTAGTAGGCTGGAAGTGGCAAATACGGCATTGTCACAACTGTCACAGATTGTCACAAGGCATTTTGTGACAGTTTGGGTGAGGTGTCACAGTGACATGTCACAACGGCTGTGACAAAATGGCTGGAAGTGGCCTAGGTTTCTTTCTGGTTTCTGAAACGCATTGAGGTGGTGTTTTTTGTCGCAGATTGGTCGTGACAGGTCGCTTGGGACAGTTCGAACCCGGTTCCGCAGAGTCTGACGCCGTTTGGAAGGAAGAAGGTGATAAACTCCCCGCACAGGCAATGGGAGGGGTCGGCGGGATCTGGGGCGTGGGTCACCAGGGCGTGACCTCCGGGTTCTCGGTGGCCGGTTCTTGGGGTTTGATGGTGTAGAGCATCTTTTTCGGGTTGTCCATATTGCCTGACCCCACGATGAGCTTTTGTTCTCTGAGGGTGGCCAACATGGGGGTACAGTATTTTTCGATGATGTGCCCCCGGCGTTGAATCTCTCTGGCGGTGAGGGGGTCGGGGGAGGCTTTGAGGATTTTGAGGATGGTGCGTTCGTTGCGTTCTTCCCAGTTGAAGGCCATGTTTTGGGTGAGACAGGCCTTGATCTGGTCGCGCCACCGGAGGCTGGTTTCCACCGCCCGCTCCATGTCGCCGACTTCGACGTGGGTGCCGGACGGGTCACGGTCGGCATGGAAGGTGAGGGCGAGTCGTAAGGGCAGGACCTGGAGCTTCGTGCCGACCGATCCCATCAGGTCGGAGTGGTCGTCGCCCCAGTGGCGTTGCTGGTGTTGCCACGCCACAAAGAGACCTTTGGCCGGATCGGACAGATGAAGTTTCTGAAGATCGCCTGGCTGATTGACCACGCAGGTCTGCAGGGCCTGTCCCAGACGCCGTTCCTGCTCGTCATCTGGGCCGGGCGGCCAGTCGAGTTCGTCGGTGGCCACGGCGGGGATGAACAGGAACCGGGCGAGGAACCCGGTGCCAAAGGCTTCTTCCCTGACGACCCTGGTGAAGCCGTCGGGCGTCAGCCCCCCCGCCAGGCTGAGGAACGGGCGATCCACCAAGACGTCCGTTTTCGATAGGGCGCGGGTCAGGTAGGGGGGGCAATCGGAGAGCCCCATAAACAGGGAGTCCAGCCCGGCCCCGTAGTCCTTGGCCATCGTACTGAGGAGATCGCGGAGTTCGGTTTGGATGGCGAGTTTCCACGGCGAGCCGTTGGCGCTCTCCCGATCCAACTGGTGAAGGAACCCCTCATACGAGAACGAGTCGGCGGACAACCGATCTTGGAACTTCGTGAGCCGTAGAATCCTCGATGCCATACTCAGGGCGGTGCTTTTCTTGGCGGACGGGGGCCCGACCAGCGCGATCCAGAGGTTGGGATAGAGGTAGCCGCCCGCAAAGGGAATGGTCGTACTCCGGGCCAGGGCGACGCCGATCAGGGCATGCGCCATGACTTCGTGGAAGATGGGCGGCGCGTCGGTGCGCGTCTTGGCATAGGCTTGGTAGGGGACAAGAAACCGCGAAGCTGGATTCATGGGGTTGCCTCAAAAATTGGCGGGCCGGGTCGCCCGTGGACAGTCGTGCCCCGGAAGGGGCGAGCGGTTCCCGGCCCGCGCATCAGCACATCGGAATCCTATCCACGGGGGCGTAGTCTACACACGTTCTGGCAAATGTCAAGCCCTGAGACCGCGCCGGGCGGCCAGAGACTTGACAACGAAACCGCCAAATGCTACAGGGTGGCCGTGGCGTACTGTATCTGCAAAGCAATTGCACCATGAGATCCGACCGCTCCGCCGTCAACAAGGCGTTGCTCCACGACGAGATTGCCACGCAGGTCGCCGAACCGTTGACCCCGAAGGCGCAGGCGTTTGTCGAGGCGTTTACGACGCATCCGGAGTTGAGTCATACGGCGGTGGCGCGGATCGCGGGCTACCAAGGCCCATCCGCCAAGGTCAATGCGTCACTCCTGTTGAAACAACCCAAGATTCGAAAAGCGATTGCCACGGCGTTCAAGAAGTTGGGGATGACCCCGGAGTATTGGGCGTGGCGACTCAAAGGCGCGGCGGAGGCGACGTTGCCGCATTCGGAGGACCCTGACCACAAGACTCGACTCACGGCGACGCGGATTGCCCTGGAGTTGCGGGGGGCGTTTGATGCGCCGCCGCCCGCCGCCGTGCAGGCCGGGATCGGACAGGTGACGGTCAACCTCGGCTTCAAGTCGGGCTGGACGAAAGACGGCGGGGGCCCGTCCAAGTGACGACGGCGACCGCTATTCATCTGGGGTATGAGCCCCACGTCATGCAGGAGAAGTTTCACGCGAGCGAGGCCAAGGTGCGGATTTGCGTGGCGGGCACACGCGGCGGCAAGACCCGAGCCCTGGCCGTCGAATGTGCGCTCGCCATGCAGTTTCGGCCCGGCTCCGTCGGCCTCATCTGCTCGCCGGATTTCCCGATGTTTCGCCGGAATCTCAAAGCCTATCTTGATGAGTTGATTCTGCCGGTGGGCACCTTCTCCGTGCGCGATTATTGCTACAAGCACCGCAACGGGTCGGTGGCCTGGATTGTGTACGCCGAAGCGCCGGATAAGATGCGCGGCGTCGGTGCCGATTGGGTGGCGGGGGATGAGTTGCGGATGTGGCCACGGGAAGCGTGGCAGATTGTGACGATCCGGGCGGACAAGCCCTGGAGTCGGATGTGGGGCGTGACCACACCGAATGGCAAGGATTGGGTGTACGACGACCTGATGAGTACAGCAGGCAAGGCGGTGACGCTTGACGGCACGCGGACAAATCCGGATGGGGACGCCGACATGGAAATCTTCTCGTGGAAGACACTGGACAACACCAAGGCTCCCGACCTCCGTCCTGTGGTGGAGCGGGCGAAGCGCATCTTGCCGCCGCAGTTCTTTGAGCAGGAATATAATTGCTCGATTGAAGAGTTTACGGGACTGGTCTATCCCGACTTTCGTCCGCTGGAGCATGTGGGGTCGGCACCAGCTTTACCGGCTGATTGGCCAAGACTGATCGGCATGGACTTCGGCGCGGCGGACCCGACCGCGATTGTGGCGTTTGCGGTGGATGACAAAGGCGCGATCTATCAATATGACGAATGGTGCGAGGCCGGGCAACCGCTCAGAACCCACGCCGACATCTTGAAGCGCATGATCGGCGATGCCCACGACGTGACGATCCGGGCTGGGAAAGACGCCAAGCAGGAGATGATCGAACTGCGGGATACGCACGGCATTGTGGTCCAGGGGGCCGACCTGGACTTTATCGCTCGCTACAGCCGCGTGACGGAACTGCTGCGGGATGACCGCATTCGCGTCGATCCCAACTGCGAGCAGACCATCCGCGCCTATGAGCGGTATCGGTGGCCCATGAAGACGACGGGCGGGGCTTCGCGGGATCTGAAACCGATGCACGCCTTTTCCGATCTCATGGATGCGAGCGGGTATGCGTTGACGGCGGATATTGTGGCGGCGAAAACGGCGGGACCGAGGCCGACGCGGTGGAGTTGGGGACGCATCCGGGCGGATATCAAGAAGTGGCGGCGCGGTGGCGATGGCTGGCGGGTTCCGACCCTCCAACCCAATTGGTGATCTGACATGGCGAAGAACAATAAAAAGGGCGGACCCGACTACGAGATGGGGGGCAACCTCACCATCCTGCAACGGTGGAAGTCCATTCACAGCGTGGCGAAGAAGGCGCAGGATGCGTGGAAGCCCCTGTGGACGCGGTCGCTCAACCTCTATGAGGCCCGAGTTCCCACGGAAGGTAATCCGTCCATGCGGACCGTCGTAGTCAACCTCGGGTATGCGTATGTGCGGACGGCGATTCCCTCTCTCTATTTTCGTGATCCCTACATCTCCATCAACCCGACCCGCCCGGACGAAGTGACCAAAGCCCAGGTGACCGAAGCGGTGCTGAACGCCAAGCTCAAAAGCTTCGACTTGAAGCGGCAAGAGAAGCGAGCGATCTTTGACGCCATCACCTGCGGGATCGGCGTCATCAAGTACGGCAATGCCCCGGATGTGGTGTTGTCGGAAACCGGCCCAATGGTGGTGCGCGACAACATTTTCACGCGCCGCTGTCGTCCCATTGACATTCTGTTTGATCCCGCCGCCGAGGAACCCGCCGACCTGGATTGGGTCACGCACCGCGTCATTAAGGACGTGGAATCCATCAAGAAGGACAAGCGATACAGCAACACGGAGAAGGTGAAGGGGACGTTGACCTACGAAGACGACTTGCTCCCCAAGGGTCTGTCCAAGCGGGAAGCGGAATCACTCGCGCCCAAGGCCGAACTGTTTGAGTGTTGGGATGCGACCACGCGGATGTTGCGCGTCTACACGCCGGAAGTGGATGAATGGCTCTTGGAGCAATCGTTTGACGAGATGCCATGGATGCAGAAGATCCGGTTGCCCTTCGAATTCTTGTCATTCAACGAGACGAACGATAAAATCTACTGTATTCCCGACCTCATCTATATTGAAGATCAGTTGAAGGAACTGACGAACCTTCGCACCACGCAGGCCAGCCACGTCAAGAAGTTTGTCCGCATCTATCTGGCCAGCAAGGGCATCAAAGATGACGAGATTGAGCGGATTGTCAACGCCGAGGACGGGGCGGTGGTGACCGTCTCAGATGTGAACGGCGTCAAGCTCTTGGAGCCTGGCCAAATCGGGCCGGACTTCCGGTTCTTGCAGGAAGACGCCAAAACCGACATTCGAGAAGTCTTGGGGCAGTCGGAAATGAATCGCGGCGGGGTGCTGGACGAAAAGCGCACGCTCGGGGAAGTCCAGATGATTGCGCGAGGCGGCATCAACCGCAGCGAGGAACGCGTGGATCGCGTCGAAGACCACGTGGAGAATATCTGCGTGGGGCTCTTGAAGGTGATGAAGGCCACGATGGATGAATCGGAGTTTGTGCGGATGAGCGGGCAACCGAACTGGCCTCCAGCCGATTGGACGCCGGAACAGACCACACTGATGCAAGTTGGCACCTCCGGCATGATGGTGACCAAGGATGACATTCTGGATGAGCCGGATGTGGAAGTGAAGGCCGGATCGGCGTTGCCGTTGAACCGCGAAGGGGAGTTGAAGCGGATTTCGGTCTTGCGCGAGGGGGCGAAGGAGAGTCCCAACGTGCTCGACGAATGGGAAATCTGGGCCGAGATTTTCCGGTTGCTCGACGTCAAGAACCAAAAGCTGCTCCGGCCCAAGGCGCAAGCCGATCAGATGTCCACCCCGTTGATGCGGGGGGCGGGGGGCCTGCCGGGAGGTCCGCCCGGTGGACCCGCCGGGGGTGGCGGAGTGCCGCCCGAATTGATGGCGGCGCTGGCGGCGTCGGCCCATTCCCACGGCGGCGCGCCGCCCGTTGGCGGCAACGGCGGCATGGACTTGGGCGGTGGGATGTGAGGCGGCTCAAAGTCTTTCTCGCCTACTGGTATTATGCCTGGAAAGGCGAGGGCTGGCCACGGTGGGCGTTGGAAGGCAAGCCGTGGAGCGAGGTGGCGGTGCGTCCGTATCTCAATGCCGCGACCCCGTGCTGGCATGATCGGCCCACGCGCTCGTTGCCGTCTCGCGTCAACATCACCAACGACTTCAAGCCGTTCTGGAGTCACAACCTGACGCCCGGCAAAGACCCGGTGTATGTGGACAGCGCGGCGACCAAGAAGAAACTTCTCAAAAAGTACGGATTGCGGGAAGCCGGAGATCGGCAGGGTGGGGCCTATCGCACGAGCACATCCGGCATGGGATGGAAGAAGCCTCGGTATACCTCAACGGGTGTCGAGGCGCGGTGGGGGGCTTGACAAGTATGATGACCATGTGCTATATGTTTCGTGCGATGGATGCAATTGCGTTGCAAGTGCAAGTCTGATGCCCGCAAAATCCCAGAGCCAGTTTCGGCTGATGGCGGCGATTGCCCACGGGGCGAAGTTGCGTAGACGGCCAAAGGGGTTGACGAAAGCTGTGGCCAAAGAGTTTACGTCCGGTGGGATGCCTGCCGGATTGCCTGCGCATGTGCAGTCTACCAGAACCGGGAACGGGAAGGCCTACTAAATGAAATCACCCCAGAGTGCGATGATGGCCGACATGATGAAGCAGGGGGCAACTCCGCCGCCGATGCCGAATGCGACGACGACCCCGCCTCCGTCCACGCCGCCCCAGGCAGAGCAGGCGCAGCCGTTGGAGTTGCATGTCAAGGATCATCCCGAATTGCAGAATGTCCAGCCGGGCGACGACGTGACGTTGGAAGTACACGCCACGGTGGACGCTGTATCGCCAGACGGGGAGTTGTCCATGACGATGAACGACATCGTCGCGCAACCGCCCGCGCCGCCGTCCACTCCGAACGAAGCGTTTAGTCGCGCCAGCACCAAGGCGATGAACGCCACGCCGGAGCCGAACCCACAAGGAGCCTAAATGTCCGACCTCGAACCGACTGGAGCCCCGACGGCGTCCACGGATGCGTCCGTGACCAACCCGCCGGATCAGCAAGTCACGGCAGACTCGACCGTCTCGCAACAGGCGGCGTCCACGCCGACGTTCTTCGATCCCACCAACCTAGCGCCCGAGTTGCAAGGGCGTTATCAAGAAATGCAGACTGCCTTTACCCAGAAGACGCAAGCATTGGCCGAGGAACGGCGACAGATTGCCGAGACTCAGGCCCGTGCCGCCAAATGGGATGCCCTCAGTCAAGATCAGTCCTTTCAGGGCTGGTTGCAGACTCGGTACGCGCCGAAGCCGGAAACCCCGGTGGCGGCGTTGACCCCCGAGCAGATGGCTTCACTCCTGACCGATCCCGCGCAGTTCGACCGCTATATTACGCAGAAAGCGGAAAGCATTGCGCGAGCGGCCATGACGCCAGTCCGTCAACAGACGGAGCAGTTTCTGGCGTCACAGGAATTGAAGAACTTTGCGACGGGACATCCCGATTACGCGATTTACCGAGACGCCATGATCCCGATGGTGGAACAGGGCTACAAGCTTGACGATGCTTACAAGCTCGCCAAGCACGATGTCCTGATCCGCGATGCGGTGGATAAGGCGTTGAAGGAGTCGCGGGCGAAAGCGGCTGGGGGCAGTCCGGAAATCAAGAGCCAGTCGCCAACGCGGCTGGCCAAACACGGAAAAAAGATGTCGTGGGACGAAGCGGTGGCCACAGCAGAGTCTGCGGTCGCGGCTTCCTAACCCCGACGATCTAAGGAGAATTCATCATGGCGCTACTGTTTTCTCAAGGTCCTGCGAATGTAGACTCTCTACTGACCACGACCATGTCAAACTACCGCGACACGATGGCGGACAACATCTACACCCGGTTCTCGCTCTTTCATTGGTTGAACAAGAAAGGGCGCAAGAAGCTGGTGGACGGTGGAGCCTCTATCGTCGAGCCGTTGATGTATGGCAAGAACACCACCGCCGCCTGGTACTCGTATTGGGGCCAGCTGGATGTGACGCCGCAGGAAGGGATGACGACCGCGCAGTATACCTGGGCGCAGCTCGCCGTCTCCATTGCAATTTCGCGGCTGGAGGAACGGCAGAATTCCGGTCGTCATCGGATTCTTGACCTTCTGAAAGCTCGCATCGACCAGGCCGAACTTGCCGCCTATGACAAGTTTAGCACGGCGATGTGGTCAGCGGCGCAGGTCACGAACGCGGTCGTGCCACTCGATGTGATGGTGGATACCACCAACACGGTCGGGCAGATCAGCGGAACGACCTACACTTGGTGGCAGGCCACGAAGACGGCGTCCGGCTCGTTTGCGGCGCAGGGTCGGAAGGACATGACCACGCTCTGGAATACGCTCAGCAAGTACGGGTTCAACGACAGTCCGGATCTCGTCGTCACGACCCAGACGGTGCTGGAATCGTATGAGAGCACGGTGCAGGCGCAGGAACGCTACATCAAGGAGAAGACGGGCGATCTGGGCGTGGAAACTTTCGCGTTCAAGACGGCCCCGATGATCTTTGATGAGAACGCGGTGTCCGGCAACCTGTACATGCTCAACTCGCGCTACCTGTCGCTCTCGGTGGACAAGGAGACGGACTTTATCACGTCGCCCTTTGTTCGGCCCGAGAACCAGGATGGGAAAGTCGCGCAGGTGCTGTGGTATGGCGCGTTCACGACCAACAACCGGCGCAAGCACGGGAAGCTTACCGGCTTGACGGCATAAGGAGGGCTGACATGGCCTTTACTGTGACGTTTGCTGGATCTCAGCCGGTCGGGTCGCGGCGGCAAGTCTGGGGCACCTTTACGAGTGCCACGGGCGATAACACGCTGACGCTCTCACACGGCTTGGCGGCGGTGGACTTCTGCGACATTCAGTTGGAGGGCGCGTTGAACGTCCCGAAACCGAAGCAGACGCATAGTGCCTCCGCCTCACCCCCGAACACGACGGCGGTCTGGGATGATACCCAGGGCTTGTCGGGTCGGTTCACGGTGATTGGTCACGACTAAGAACTTCTTGCTCTCGCACTGTGCGGTAGGAGTGATCCTGCGGCGATCATGCGAGCGCGGAACAAGGAGAGACTAAGATGCAATTCCAGAGAGTGAATCGGACGGATGCGGAGCAGGTGTTCCTCACCGTCCTCAATACGGAAGCGTCGTCCATGACGACGGGCTATGCGGTCGCCCTGACGTTTGCGGCGGCCTCGGCGGACGGACACCAGGCGATCATGCCACTCAGCGGAACAGCGGCAACGCTGATCGGGTGGGTGGGTGTGGCGGCGCAGGACATTCCCGCGAATACGCGGGGTCGTGTCCAGTGCTGGGGCTATGCTCCGAGTATTTATCTCTCGCAGTATGGCACTAGCGTGACCATCAACATCGGCAATGCGCTCGTTCCGGGCGTGGAAGCTGGTGGACTGGGCAGCGTCGTGCCGACGTATCTCAACGCTGGCTTCAAGTACGCGGTGGCCATCTCGGTCGCGGTGGACCTGAGTCAGGTGAAGACGAAGTGCTACACGAGCGGCGTACTGCGCTGCATCTAACTCGCTGATGGGTCTGGGTCGGCTCCTTCGGCTCCCCCCCGGAGCCGACCCAGCCCACAGTTGGGCGACACGGAGGCGATGATGGCGATGCGGGATTATGTGCCGGTTGGAACACCGCAAATGTTCCGATGCCGAAGAGACCGACGACTCGTGACGGATCATATGGTTCGTCTCGGGGTCTGTCCAGGGCACCATCTTGAAGCGCCAATCTCGCTGACGTTGTGGGAGTGGGTGAAATGCTGGCTACGGATGATCCGATAGCGGTGGTGCCGGTGGATACGGAGTTTTCTCCGCCCCTCCAAGACGACCTGCGTCCTGTTCGGAAGGTCTTGTGGGCGATTCCCGATGAGGGTTATACCCAGACCGAAGCCCTGGCCAACATTCGTCTCGTGGCATTTCATTTGGGGGTTTTGGAAGAACGGTCGAAATATGACCGCACGATGCCCAGATGGGAATTCTCCATCTACCAGATCGGGCGGTTACTGACCCCACTGGCCCGCGAGTACGCCGCGAAGGCGGCGGTGGCCACGGGATCAGAATATTTGTTGATGACCGACAACGACGGTCTGTTTCCGGTTGATCTTTTTGAGCGACTGCAGGCGCACAACGTGGACATTGTGGCCCCTCTCGCGTTTACCCGCAACGATCCCTATCTGCCCGTCATCTATTGCCGCGAGGAGGGATTTGATTCGGGAACCGGCCAACCCTATTCCTTGACGCGCTATATCTCGAAGTACCCCAAAAACGCGCTGGTGGAATGTGATGCGGTGGGTTTTCACGCTGTGCTCATCAGGGTCGCCTTGCTCAAACAGATGAAGGAACCCATCTTTTTCAATCTGTCACAGACTGGGGAAGATATCTATTTTTGCATCCGGGCCAAGAAAGAGCACGGCGCGCGTATCTTCTGCGATACCTCGATTAGTACGGGCCACCTCACGCGCCCCAGCATTGTGGACGAAGACTTTGCGAAGCGCTATTGGAAAGACGGATTGCATCTCGATGCCGAGAAAGATCTGGGCTCCTCCTCCCCCTATCAAGCGATTCCGCTGGCGGCTGGTGGCAAACCATATGAATTGGGCCACGTCATTACCGAAGCCACACAGACGCCACACTCGCAACTGCAAACGGTGGCCCGGTAATGGCGTATTGCGATCTGATTGTGGTGACGAAGGATCACCCCGACCTCCTGACGAACCTGCTGACCTCACTCAATCAGGCTGGGGTATTGTATCAAGACCTGGTGCGGGTGATTGTGGTCAACAACGGGTCTGCGGAAAGCCTGTCGGGCCTAGTGGCGCATCCGATTCCCCAAGTCAAGGTCGTTCAGATGGACAAGAATTTCGGATGGGAGCCCGGCTTGGTGGAGGGACTTCGGCACGCGGACGCCGAGATTGTGGGGTTTGTGAATGACGATGTGCAGCTCCTTCCGGGTGGAGGCTGGGGTCTACGCCAGATGTTGAGCGCGTTTCGTGATCCACTCGTGGGCGCGGTGGGGCCGAAGTCGAACTACGTGATGGGGTGTCAGAGTTTGTTCTGGTTTCCTCCCGCACCGTCGGTTTCGACATTGTGGGAAGCGCCGTATCTCATCAACTTTTTCTGTCTGGTCCGGCGCTCCGCACTCGATGCTGTTGGTGGTGTGGATGTGGGATTTCACAATGGAGGCGACGATCTCGATCAAAGCATTCGGCTGCGGAAGGCGGGATATAAGTTGCTCGTGGCGGAATACGCCTTTGTCTATCATCATGGGTCAGTCACGGGCCGCACGGAGGTGGGGGCATTCTGGAATTCACCGGAACACTTGGAGCCGATCCAGCAGCAGTTGATCCGCAAGCACGGATTTCTGGGGTGGTGGAACTGCGTGTACGGTCCGGTGGTGCCCTATCTCGCCCCGGCCACCAAGACCTCAGTTCCAGCGAAAGTTGAGGGGGATGTGGTCAAACCGTGGATTGTGCCGACGGGCACCGTTCTAGAGCTCGGCTGTGGAAACGCCAAGTTGGTGCCGTGGTCCATCGGGGTAGACCGGGTGGCCAACGACGATGCGGTGATGCAAATTGGTGGAGTCAAATCGGTGGCGACCGTGCAAGCCGACCTCAACCGTCCGCTCCCGTATGCCGATGAGTCGGTGGATGAAATCGTGGCGCAACACCTGCTCGAACATCTGGTGGATACGTTGGGCGTGCTACAGGATTGGTACCGGGTGTTGAGCCCAGGTGGACGACTAGTGCTAACCACGCCTGATGAACGGCTGGTGACAGGCATCACCATGAACCCCGAGCACGTTCATGCGTTCACCCCGGCCAGTCTGTCGCGGATGGCGGAGGCGGTGGGATTCAAGACGCTCCACGCCGAATCAACCGGCAATGGCGTCTCGCTGATATATGTGGGAGAACGCAACGGAGTCCCCCATGTCTGAGCCACGTCTGACGGCGGTGACGGTCTCGTTGGTGGTTGGTCCGCAAGTGCGCCGGGCGTCAAAGAGTCTTGAGCGGTTTTCTTCCTCTATCCGGCATTTGGTCTGGGAACAGCCCAATCCGGTCGTAGGGCTGATTCATGGTCTCAATCGGGCGATCGCGCAGGTGACCACTCCCTACTTTATGATCTTGCACGAAGACATGACGATGGGGGAGGCTCCAGATGATTTTGTGGATCGGATTCTCTCACGCCTCGATGATCCGACGGTGGGCATCGTGGCTCCCCGCTTGTCGGCGGGACCTCCGCAGCAGGTCCAGCGCTATCTATCAGATCCCGTGGTGCCGAACGTGGGTCACGAGGGCTTGACCATGTCCACGGCTCTCTATCGGCGGCTCGGGGGACTGGACGAGATGTTTGATATTCCGACCGAGGACGAACTGTTTACCTCGATGTATGACGACGCGGAGTTTGGTGTGCGGGCGGCGCTGGCGGGTTTCAAGACGGTGGTGGCTCACGATCTCGAACTCTGGCATGACGGACGTCAGATGAGTAGTCGGATTACCGGCGAAGACTATACGCGGATTGAGGCGGTGTGTCTGTTGCGGTTGTACCTCAAACACGGGGCCGGGGCGTTGACGAAGCACTTTGGCTGGCAGACGGGATGGATCAAAGAGGCGGGCGTGGCGGTTGGGAGCACGCCCCATCGGTCGATTGTTGGGGTCGTGCCGGAGTTGTCCCATGTCTAAGCCGCTCAAAATCTTCCAGACCTATTCGGTGTTGCAGGCCACCGGCAACCGCAATGATGGGCCTCCGCTCTTTTGGGGGCAAGTACTCAAAAAGATGGCGGGGGTGGCCTGGATGCATCTGGATGGTCTCTATCCGGTGACAGAGTTTGGAGCGGCAGACGGATGGCTGGTGGTGGATTGGGGTGAGGACGGACTGACCAACGTCATGCCGCGCCGCCCGGTCGATTGGGCCGACGACGGGGCGGCTCGGATTTATGTCTGTTCGGATGCTCACTATTCCGAAGCCGCCTACCAGTTCCGGTTGGCGAAGGCGAAGCAGGCGACTCTGACCCTGTGCAATCAATCGGCCATCGCGGATCGGATGAAAGCCGATGGCGCGATTGTGGGCTATCTGCCACACGCTGTCGAACCCTCGGCGTATCCCTGCCTTCCGTTGGCCATTCCAAAGTATGATGTGTGTTTCGTTGGCCACATCAATCATCCGAGCCGGGCCGAGTTTTTGGATGTGATGTTCAAGGCGTTCCCGAACTTCTGGTTTGGCAAGCGGTTCTTTGAGCAGGCGGCGGAGATTTATCGCAAGTCGAAGATTGTCCTGAATCAAGCGCTGAACGACGATCTCAACATGCGGGTGTTTGAGACGTGCGCGACGAGGAGTTTTCTCTTGACGCCGTGGGTGTCAGACTTGGAGCGGAACGGGTTTGTGGACGGAGTGAACTGCGGGGTGTTTCGATCCACCGCCGAGGCCGTGGAGAAGGCCACCCACTATCTCGCGCACGAGACCGAGCGGGAGACCATCGCGCAGGCGGGCTACGATCTGGTGATGGGTCGGCATACCTACCAGCACCGGGCCGAGGTCGTGGTGGCAACCATTAAGGCGTTGCAAGGCAAACAGGAACCAGAGGCGGTCGCTGGGGCGACGGTGGAGGCAGAACATGGCAAGCTGGAAAAGTAGTGGCACCGAGTGGATTCCGTTGGATCGTGAGGCGTGGGCCGAGTATTGCATCGCGCATCCGACCGAATGGAAGGCGAAGTATCCGAATCCGCCCGTGGAGGCCCCGCCCGTGCGGACGCGGTTTGTGAACGACGAGGTGACGGGGATTGGGAACCTGCAGGATGGGGGCGTGGAGGCTGGATGGCAAGGCAAACCGCTCCCGCCCGGTGTCGTGAATCGAGAGAATCAGCCGTCACCGCCCGCCCCAGAGCTGGTCGCTGTGGGGGCGGAGCCGGAGCCAGATTTGATTCGTGGCGAGTCGGGGATGGTCCCCGAGCCGGTGAGAGCCACGACGGAATCACAGCCCGTCAAGCGAGGCCGGGGACGACCCCGGAAAGGAACCTAACATGGCTTCACTAGCTGCTGCCACGCAACGGATTACCGCCGATGCTGCTGTTGGGACAAGCGGAAACGTCACGTTGGTCTGGGGGATCACGCTGCTCAACGGGACGAGCGCGACGGATATTTCGTTGAGAAACGGGACCTCAACAAGCGGAGCCATCCTGTGGAAGTTGGCTATTCCAACCGCCGTGGGAGCCGAGACGGACTCTCGCAGTATTGCCTTCGATAAGCCCATTGTCTTTTCGTCTGGCTGTTTTGCCGACATGACCGGCACCGCTGCGGTGGCGTATGTCGCCTACGAGGATATCAACGTCTGATGAGCCAATGGCGGCAGTACGGATGGGCGCGGGGATGCAAGACCTATTTCGATGATGGGTCCGCCGCCACGCAGACGGTGACGGCTTCTCCGGCTCTTGTGTGGGCCGTTGGGGTTTTGGGAGACGGCGGGGACAACGAAACCACGATCTACACCAATGCGGCGGCCTCGGCAATTGCTTGGGCTGTGGCGACAGGCACAACCGACGATTCCTCTACTGTGGCATTTAGAAAGCCCCTGCGTGTGCCGGGTCTCTATTTTAATACTCGGAACGGAAGACTTCGTGGCGGCTGGGTCGCGTGGGAACCCGCCTAGATGACATTCCTTACTCTCCAGACCGAGCTGGCCAACAAGCTTCACCTTGATGTCACTAATGATGCCACGCGGATCAAGCGCCGCATCAACATGGCCGTGGACGACATTTCCGGCTCGGCCCGTTGGCAATGGCTCCAGACCGTCGGACGGTTCCAGACGACCGCCGATTACACGACGGGGACGGCGGATGTCACGTTGGGATCGGGCACCGTGACCGGCACGAGCACCGTCTGGACGGCGGCGATGGTGGGTCTGGGGTTCCGGATTGACGGGACGAAGGATTGGTACACCATCACGGCGCGGGCGTCAAATACGAGTATCACGATCAGTCCCGTCTATGCCGGGGCGACGGCGACGACCAACGTCTACACCATCCGGCAGTTCTACTATTCGCTGGCGGCGGATGCGGATGTGATCTACGACATGCGGCAATGGCAGACGCCGCGCCGGTTGGTGGAAGTCTCCCCACGGGAACTGGATGAGTTTACCCCGCAGTACGATGTGGCGGCGGCTCCACGGGCGTATGTCCAGTGGCCGCGCACGGCGGCGGGATTGCTCCAGGTGCAGTTGTATCCGACCCCGAGTTCCATCATGAACATGGAGTATCGGTACTATCGGACGTTGGCCCCGGCAGCCTTGTCTGCGGAAGGCGACATTCCCGAGATTCCCGCGAAGTATCATCCGATCATCGTGGAGAAAGCGGCGCTCTACTATCTGACGGAACTCGGCGACGAGGCGGCGATTGCGAGACAGAAGACGTTGGTGGACGATGGCTTGCAGAAGATGCTGGCGAACAACCAGCAGACGACCGACCGGATTCCGGTGCTGAGCGGCGGCTGGTGGGCGCGGGGCGCTTCTCGGTTCATTCCCTTCCCGCCGACCTTCCAGCAACCGGGGTAAGGTGTGAGCACTCCGCAGATTATATCAATAACCAATCTTGAACAAGGCATGAATACACAGATGCCCCTAGAGGGGACGACATTGCCGCTCTCCCCATCCGTCGTCAATTTCACGGTAGATAGAGGTCGTTTATCTGTTATTGATTCAGTGCTCGTGTTGAGAACACATGCTGGAACCAACGAAAACTATAGCCTGCTGCTTGATACAAACATTGGTGGAACTCACCGTTTTATTTTGGCGCGTATTGCCGGTGCAGTGCAATCCACCACCGATCCGCAGGTTGCTCCTACCACGATCTTTACCTGGCCGACCGCGACTACGCTAACCGATGCGGACACGTTGAACAATGAAATCTGGTTCGTGAATCGTACAGATTCATGTCGTTCGTGGGACGGCACCACCGTTACCACGAGAGCCACGGTTCCACTTGGGCAGCACATCTTGATGTATAAAAACTATTGTTTTGTTGCCAACACAGCAGCGAATCCTTCACGGGTACAGTTTTCTGACATCCTCGACCCCACGACGTGGTATGTTAATAATTTTCAAGATGTCTCGCCCAGCGATGGCGATATGATTACGGGACTTACGGGAACCCCCGAAGGAATAATTATTTGGAAGCAAAAATCCGCGTGGATGATGCTCGGCGATAAGTTTGATGTTCGACAAACGGATGGCGTTTGGAGATTCATTCGGCTCAATCTCGGCCCCGATGTTGGTGCCACGTCTGGAAGGGGGGTTGTCTATTTTCCACAGCATGGGTATGTCTTTGTCGCTGGTAATGGAATTTACCTTACCGATCTAACGTCAACTCGGAAAATTTCTTCGACCATCCGGACAACCTTTGATGGGCTGTTTTCTAACATTACGGGATTGACGGCCACTAACGACGATGGACGACCATACGCTATTTACGCAAAGGAGAGAATCTATCTTGCGATCCCTCGCTCTGCAGGAGGGGGAACATCGAATATTTACATTCTTGACAGAAATCTTTCCTTTACCTCGCTTAACCTTGGGTCAAATCCTGTGACGACCCAGGCTCAGGTTTTGGGAACATGGGTGGAGCGTTCTGCTGTGGGCACGGTCAAAACACGCATCTTTGCTGGTGGTGGGGCCGGTAATGCTACTACCTACTATAATGAGATTGAGAGCGAGTCGGGTGCTGGAGGAACACCAAACATCCCGAAGGCCACCGCCCGAATCGTTTTGGATGCGGGAGATCCAAAC